GCGTAAGTCAAAAAAAGTTTTTGTTATGTCTAATGGCAAAGTAAAGAAAGTAATGTTTGGTGACCCAAATATGCCTGTTCGTAAAAGCAATCCTAAAGCAAGAGCTTCGTTTCGTGCTAGGCATAAATGTTCTACTGCAAAAGATAAGACTACTGCTCGTTACTGGGCTTGTAAAGATTGGTAATAAAATGAAAATTAAAGGTGTAGATGTATCTAGTTTAACTAAAAGACAACAACAAACTATGAAAAAACATTCTGTGCATCATACAAAAAAACATTTACAGTATATGACTAACTCTATGAAAAGAGGAACATCATTTAGTAAAGCACATAAAAATGCACAAAAGAAAGTAGGTAAATAATGGGAAAAAAAGTTAGTTGGATGTGGGGTGGCAAAAGATATTATGGCACGCTTATTCCTAGTAGGGAAACAAAAGCTGCACGATTTGCTAGAACAGAAAACGGAAAAATAAAAAGACTGCCTAAAAAGAAATAATGGCAGTTCGCAAGACTTGTCGGAACACTGGATGTTCTAAAAGATTTACACCTAGTGGTCGTCAAATTTATTGCGGTGTCAAATGTAAAAAGAATGCTGCATATAAACGTGGTAAAAAAGATAAAATAGAAATAGAAACACCTGTAATAAAATCAACATCAAGAGGTGCTGAGTATCAAACATTTGTAGAAGAGTATGCAGCTAAATTAGAAGACAATAGACTTACACATCAAGAAGTTGCATATGCACTAAAAGTATCTAGAAGTGTTGTAACAAAAATGTATGCAGCTTATTTAGAAGATAAAAAAACTTTTGAAGCACAAGAAGATTGGAAGATTGCAAAAGCTACTGTTAAATCACTAGATGATTTTAAAAAGTTTAGAGATAAGTATTTTAAAACAGAAACAGGTCAGCTATACGAAACAGCAGACTTTCACGAAAAATGGATTAACTCTATTGTTGATGCAATAAAACACGGTAAACAACAAATGATATTGTCACCTCCACGTCACGGTAAGACTGACTTACTTATACATTTTGCTGTATGGCAGATATGTAAGAATCCAAACATAAGAATTATGTGGGTAGGTGGTAACGAAGATATTGCAAAGAATGCAGTAGGTGGTGTGTTAGATCATTTAGAAAACAACGAACAACTAAACGAAGAGATTAATGGACCTGGTATAAAGTTTCAACCTAAAGTACGTTCAGGTAAATCTTGGTCATCAGGACAATTTACTGTAGGTACTAGAACTATTACTGGTATTAAATCACCAACAATGGTAGCTGTAGGTAAAGGTGGTAAGATACTTTCTCGTGACTGTGATTTGATTATTGCTGATGACATAGAAGATCACGGTACAACAATACAACCTAGTGCTAGAGAACAAACTAGACAATGGTGGACAACTACTTTGTCATCTCGTAAAGAGGAACATACAGGCGTAGTTGTTATAGGTTCTAGACAACATCCAGAAGATTTATATAACTTTCTTTTAGAAAACACAGAGTTTGACCATATTGTAGAAGAAGCACATAAAACAGATTGTATTTTGCCAGAAACAGAGATAGAAAAACATACAGATTGTATGTTATGGAAAAGTAAACGTACATACAAATGGCTTATGTCACAAAAAAACAATGCAGATACAACAGGTGGTAGAGCAATATACGAAATGGTTTATTTAAATAAAGCATTTGTAGAAGGTATAACAATGTTTAATTCAGAAGATATTGACCAATGTAGAGATGTCAATAGAGTTGTTGGGCAGGTACCTGCAGGGACATACCTAGTTGCAGGACTTGACCCAGCTTCTACAGGATTCCAGGCTTGTTTTCTTTGGGCTATAAATCCAGATACAGGAATGATGTATTTAGTAGATATAGAAAACGAAGAAGGCGGAGGAGTTATACAAGCTAAAAAATCTATAAAGAAATGGTATGAACAATACAGTCTTGCACATTGGGTTATAGAAGAAAACGGATTTCAAAAAGCAATTAGACAAGATACAGAAATAAAAGATTATTCAGCTCGTATGGGAATACACTTAGAAGGACATCAGACACAAAAAAACAAATTTGATCCGATTTATGGTGTTGGAAGTATGCAACAGTTGTTTGAGCAAAAGCTAATTAACTTACCTTATGGTAGTGCAGAAAGCGAAACAAAGAGTAATATATATCGTAGACAGCTAATTTATTTTTCTTCTGCTGCTAGTAAGGCTAGTAAAGCAAAAAGCTATAAATCAGATGTCGTAATGGCTAGTTGGTTTCCATTAAAAGTTATAAGAAGACTAGGAAAAGAACGGCTAGCTGAGGTAGGATTAGACTATGAACCTAGTTTTGGAGAATGGAATTTAAGCGATATGAACGAAAGCCCTTGGGGATAAAATGACACCAGAAGAAATACAATATCAAATTACACAATTACATTACGATAATCAAAGTGCATATTCTATGCGAGGTCGCATACGTTCTATTATGAATGGTGGACCGGATGGTTTACTTGCATTACTAGGTGATCAAATACAAGGTTTTCAAGACTATCAAATACCTGTACCTAACTTAATGATGTCAGGATTAGAACACCTTGCACAAAAAATAGGTCGTATTCCTAACTTAAAAGTAGATGTACCTAATGGTAAAGATTCTGATAGGGCTAGAAAGAAAGCAGAAAAGATAGCTCGTATTGTAAATGCTTACGATGACACACAAAAATTAGATTTACAAATGCCACAAGTTGGTAGATGGTTGCCTGGTTATGGTTTTGCTGTATGGGTAATTAGAGAAAAGAAAGGTGCTGACGGTACACCATATCCTTGTGCTGAACTGCGTGATCCTTATAATTGTTTTACAGGATATTATGGTGCAGATCAACAACCTAAAGAAATGGCTATTGTACGAAGAGTACCTAAAGAAGCTTTAGCAAGAACTTATCCTAAATCATCAGAAAAAATTATGTCTAAAGATGGATATGAAACTAATACATTAGGTATAGGTAATGCGTATGCTTCTGCTTATACAGATTCTTACAATGGTAGTTGGGCTAACTCAAATGGTGAAGGTGATTTAATAGCAGAGTATTACAACTTAGATGGAACATACATATTCCATATGACATCTGGAACAATACTTGATTTTATACCTAACCCACTTGATAGTGGACCTGCGTTTGTTGTTGCAAAGAAATTTGCATTTGACAGACTACAAGGACAATACGATCAGATTATAGGATTAATGGCTTCTATGGCAAAAATAAATGTGATGTCAATTATTGCGATGGAAGATGCTGTATTTACAGAAACAAACATATCTGGTGAAATAGAATCAGGACAATATAGAAAAGGTAGATTTGCTGTAAACTATCTTGCTCCTGGTACACAAGTATCTAAACCAGCATCAAATGTTCCTTATCAAATTTTTCAACAAATAGACAGAATAGAAAGACAACTACGAGTAGGTGGTTCTTATCCTGTAACTGATGATTCACAAAGTCCACTTAGCTTTGCAACAGGTAGAGGATTAGAAGAACTAGGTGCGTCTATGTCACTTATGATTAGAGAGTATCACACAGTTATGGCTGATGCTATAGAGATGATTGATGCTAAAAGACTTGAGTGGGATGAAAAAATGTATGGTGGTAAAGCAAAAGACTTGTCCGGATATTACGACAATCAATTTTATTCTGAAAAGTATGATCCGTCTAAAGACATTATGGGTTCTTATAAAACTAGAAGAGTTTATGGAGCTATGGCTGGATATGACGAACCACAAAAAATTGTTACAGGTTTACAGCTATTACAAGCAGGTATTATTGATAAACAAACTTTACAGGAGAACTTAGACGGACTAGATAATTTAGTACGAGTAAACGATAGAATTACAAAAGAAAAAGCAGACAGTGTGTTATTTGACACATTATTGGCTCAAGCACAACAAGGAGATCCTAAAGCAACGATGGCGGTTGTGCAGATAAGAAAGAACCCTGATGATATGCAAAATATCTTAGATAAATTCTTTACTGCAGAGGAACCAGAAATACCAGTGGCTGAACAAGAATTGCTTGGAGGAGGTTCCCTACCACCACAGGGTCCTCCACCAGGCATAGCACAATTATTACAAGGTCTAGGAGGATAATGTCTATTAATCAAAAATTTGCTGATATAGTATTTAATTCTTTAGATGATGTAGATGAATTGTGTGACGATATATTACTAGAAGAAGGTTTAATAGAACCTAGAATATTTACAGATCAAATGCCACCTTTAGCTTTTCCTTTTGGTTATATGATTATAAGTTCTACATTTATGTTTTATGACGAGGATGA